ACTTCCAATACCTGTTGCTGTAAACGATGGTAAAGGTTGAGGACATTGAACTGATAAATCCCATCCTGTTGGGCATGGCCCTAATACCTGAACAGTCACAAGACCTGGTAATCTATTCGGTTTAGGAAGAATTAATAAATTAAACTGGTTTGCCCCACCTCTAACATCATCTCCGTTATTTACAGTTACTTGCTGAGGTGTTGGTGTTCCAGGTAGCCAATCTGCCTGATCAAATGCATCATAAAAATCAAAATTAGCTGTATACGGGGTTGCAGGAACACAAGTATTGGAAGGACTGCCTAATATGGTAAATGCGTCTGCAACTCCACTTGTTGACTGTTTATTTCCGTCCGTAGGAGAAGACAATCTATTATAGTATACTCCATCATAAAATACTCTAATACCGTCAGGAATTGATTGAGGGTCAAAAAATATTGAAATAGCTCCTGTATCTAATTGATCTGTACCTGCGCTAAATTCTAATTGATAAAGGCCCTCACCTCCTGTAGGGGGGTTTATTGAACCACCACAAGGTATCCCACATTCTTCACAAACAAATGAAGGGCCAAGCTCTCCGTTTAGCTGATACCTATATATATCATTATCCTGATAATATCCGTCTGCAGCTTTTGTCAATAGGTTGGCATCATCATAAACAGCTGTTGCTGTTATGAAATCTGATGAATCAATATATTTATTTAATAAACTCATAATTTAATTTTTAAGGACAGAAGAATATATTGGCGTTCCACCCTGTTGCTTGATCATAATAAAAAGCGTTGTTGTTTCCACTTTTCAAATACCAACCTGTGGGTATTTCTCGTGCAGATGAATCAATTGCTTTACTCGTATATATTTTAGTTCCCGTTGACGGATTAGCAGGCGAACTTCCACTTTGAGGGAAGTAAGCTGTATAATATGTCGGATAAGGGAACGTATCTTTTGCGTTACATGCCGCAGTACCTGTTGAGAATGGAACTACGTTATTATTGTTTTTCCAGTCTTCACTAAAACAGCATCCGCTTGTTGAGCAACCTGAACTACATCCATTTACCGATGCAGGCGCAATAGCAAAGGTGTAGAACGGACAATTAATGCTACTTGTCAATAGTATTATTCCTGTTGAGCTTTGCAGGTATTCTAAAGCGTTCCCTGAAGGATTTCCATTAACATTAGCGTAAGTCCACCATCCATCAGGAAGCTCAGTACCTGTTAGATACTCAGACAAATACAATCTATCGTTGTAGTTTGGATTTGCGTTTGAATTATTTGGTGTTTGCGCAAAGAAATACTCAGTAGTAAATCCAACTGTATTATAACCTACCGCGTCACAAGTACTAATCGCAGGTCCTTCGTCTGCATATATAAATACAGAGTATGATGGAGGTGGAAGTTGTTGTATAACTGTTGCTGTAATAACTAAAACTTTGTTTTCATCGCAATATCCATGCGTAAAGGTTTTGTTTGATGGGTTATTAAAATCACTAGCTCCCGCCCAAGAAAATACAGGTGCAGAAGAAAAAGTATAATTAGGCGCTAAGGTAACACTTGATGTGAATGTTGAAAATCCACCTGGAGCTGCTGATTTTGCAGTTCCTGAAGTGTCACCACCAATAGTGTATCCTGCTGAGTCTCCTGTAATGTTATTTTGAACCGTCAGAGTTATAGTGCTGTCCTGACATCCTGAAGTGTCAATACTTAAAACATTTGATGATAAGCCTATCTCCATGTATCCTATTCGTGCTCCATCAGGCCCAAGCGCATAAAAACCTGAGTTAATACCCAATCCTGTTTGACTGTTTGAAACAGTATCTCCAACATCTGGATATGTCAATAATGGATCTCCATCGTGAGTATACTCTGTTGTGCCTGTTAACTCATTGCAGCATATATCTGTTGCATTTGGTTGAGAGTTTGTGCTTCCAAAAAACTCAGGGCCCGATAACGCACAACCACAATTATCTAAAATAATGTCTACACCTGCAGGAACTGAAGTAAATTCAGTAGCTGATATTCTAGCAAATGTGTCAGGACCGATAGTCTCGCTATCAGCAATACCATCACAATCTAAAAATGATACGGTTACATTTGTTAGATTATTGTTGTCTACAATATATTCATTTGCAATTTCACTACAATCATTTGCAGGACTTACTTCGATGAATGAAACAGTATTTGTTTCACCTGGTGCTTCAGCCTGAACTGAGTAGTAACAATAATCTCCACCCTCTCCAAATTCTTGGGCAAATATTATATCACCTACTTCCATAGGTCCTGTTGCGTATCCTGAAACAGGAGTTAATCCTGATCCTGGAGCTAAACATTGTGTTATTGAAAATGTTCCAGGTGGGGTACAATCACAGCACGCATCATCAGGACTTGTTGCATCGTAACAAAGAGGTATAGATACAGCTTCTCTTAAATCCCAAACTAAATATAAATAGTTGGTAGCATTCGTATATACAAATGACGCTTCATAATTATCTGGGCCTCCTGAAATAGGAGTGGCATTTTGTAGAAGTGGGATCAAAGTGGGTAAATCTACTTCGTTAAAGTTAGAGTTGGATGCAAAATACTTAAGCTTATTTGCGTTTTGTTTGAAAAAATATGTCTGCCCTACTGCTCTTCTGCTCTGCATTATTACGGTTGCACCTTGTGGAGGTAATGCACCAAAAGATGCCTGTCCTGTAGATTCGCTAAACAAGGATACACCATCAGCTTCTAAAACTACTGAGTTAGTACTATATGGGCTTGTATCTACACCAAGCTCCCATCTATATCTTGTGGTGGTGGTAAGACTAGCGTCTCCTGTAAAGTTTATGACTATTTCCTTAACAGTTATAGTGTCTGCTTGAGGACAATTAAAATCAATCATGTATGTAGACTCCTCTAATGGAGTAATAACAACATTGGCATTAGTTGGATTGTTTTGGTCTTTTGTGAAAGTAACAAACCCTATTCCTGATACATCTTGATTTACAACCTCAACACCATTCCACTCTATAGTTATATTTACTTGCCCTGTTACATTATAATCAAACTGAACATCTCCGATTATAGTTGTTAGATTAATTGCAAGCTCATAAGGATCAGAAGTGTCTGTTAAAGACAATGAATACCCACAAGCTCGCTCTATTGGCTGTTGCGGAACTACCGATGTGTTTGAGCTTATTACATATTCATTCATGTAAGGATCAAATCCACCTAGCTTTTGAGTTTCAAAAGAAGTGGTAAATAAATCTCTGAACCAAGAACGCATACCTACTTGAGATATAACTCCTAATTGATCTGTTTTTGAACTACCGCCTTTTAGTTGTATTACAGAGCTTCTTTTAGCATCTGTAAAGAAAACATCATATCCGTAAGATGTAAAGCTTTCGGGGTTATTGCTAATTCCATATTCTTCTAACCTAGCTAATTGTGTTCCTAGCACTTCTGGTACAGAAGTAATCGCTCCACCCGCAGCTGCATCAGATAAAAGGTTTTTACCAACTAAAACGTAAGATATCTTGTCTTCCTGAAGAGTAAGTATATCTGTTTGCCTTGCGTGCATTTTTCTGATAGGCCCATAAGAAGTCTCTAGAGTCTTGAAGTTTGATAACGCAAGATTAAACTGATTTAGTTTATTTAGGTTAGTTTCTTGATTAAACACACCACTATATGTAATGTCTGCAAATCTTTGGGCTTCTTGGTATTGTTCTTCGGATACTGAAGTAACTTTTTCTCCTAGTTGAATATACGGCTTTACAAATCCATCTAATACATGATTGCTTTCAACGCCATTACCAAAAACATAGCAGTTAGCAAAAGTTAAATTTACTATAGCAGGTTGACCACCTGTTTGTGGCTGATCATCATCAATATTTCCTGAAAGATGATATCCGTTTTCTATATCAAACGTTTGCTCATTTTCATAGTACAACTCGTCATTTGCATCTAATGGCTCACTTTCAAACACCATTAAACTTGTTGCTCTATTGACTGTAATCCTCATTGAAGCATAAGAACCTCTTTTGTCTGGCGAACTACATTTCTTTGTGTTTACAGCCATTGTTAAATACAATTGATTGTCAGTTCCATCTCTTTGGAACTGAATAAACACTTTTCCATTACTGCTTGTTGCTTGACTGTCTGGAAATGCACCTAAATTATCTTGTTGTATTATTTCAAGAACGGTTCCATCTGAACCACTAACAATACCGTTGTCTAGCCTAATATTTTCATTTATAATGTAATCGTAAAAACTAGCGTGATCACTACCTGCCACAAAGCTTCTAAGATAGTCGTAAGTTCTACTACCACATCTACTACCCCTTCTATTTCTGTTTGCTCTAAGTTTAATTTCTATTTGACTTCCTGCAGGAACGCTCCAATCTAAAAACTGACCTGCGTTGTCTACATCTTCAATACTACAGCTAACAAAAACAAAAGGCTTGCTGTCTCCATCATCGTCAACTTCTTCTATAAATGCATTAGGAGGTTTGTTTGCTTGAAAATTATTGGCTTTGATTTCCATATAAACACCACCTGGCTGACCACACTCCTGCGAGCTTGCTAACGGCTCTCCGTTAATATCTTTTTCACACAAAAAGTCTTTTGCCTCAGATCCATAACCTAAAACTTTAGTTTGAACACAAGCTTGTGTAGCTCCGCCTGTATCGCTTTTTACAAATAAAGTGTCGCTATCTTTTACTTTATCTTTATTATCTCCTTGAAGCAAGAAAAATATATGACCTGTACTTTCTTCTTGAAAGAATATATTTGAATATATAGTTCTATATAATCCTTTTGATTCTTTTAAAACAAACTTATATTTAGTAGCCCAATACGGAGGGTAACTATTTAACTCAACTTTTATTTGATTCTTTGTTATGGAATTTTCACATGGAACAAATATTGTATTGTCCGTGTCTACCAAAGCAGTTGACGATCTTCCATATTCATCCATGTAAACAATAGCCACCTCATAATCTCTATTACTGTGTAAGCTTCTTTTAGATCCATCTAAAGAATATAACCCTTCTGCACTAACTGCATTAAAATACTCATAAGCATAGTTTCCTGTCGGAGGATAAGGGGGCGGTACAGAAGTATCAGTTTCTTGAAACTGAAAAGCAGGTATTACAAAAGTAATTTCTGAACTACCTTGGGTAGCTATAATATCAAATCCTTGATTAACAGCAGACAATCCAAAGTTTTCTTTTCTCCATCCTGACTTAGGAACTATTCCGCATACAAATAAATCAGTTAAAGAGGTTGATGGACTATCGTTCCCTGTTCCAATTTCAGGAAAACAATCTGAATCAGCAGGGGCTGTAAAAGAACTTACTGCTTCCACAAACTCTGTGCTTGTTGCCAACTCATATACGTTAGCATAATCCTGAGGTAAGTTGTATATAAAAGTTGTTTCAAATATATTTTCAGGCTGACTTCCGTCATCGTAACCTGGTGTTCCACTATATTGATTACTAACAAAATTAAAAGCAACACCTATTTGAGCGCCCTGTATTAATTGAATATTGTCTCCACTAAAATCTACAGTAACTGCTGCGTTAGGCACCGTAACTTGCCCATCTATACTATAAGTAAAATCACCTAAGTCTGCGTCTATTTCACCTGCTGACAAATCTTCTGATACTAAGCTTAAATCATAGTCCAAATAAACTTCCGCTCCATTTTCGTCTACTATGTCATATCCATCAATGTAATTACCATACATAAGTCTATTACCCATTATAGTTTGGGCTTGAGCCACTCTAGGAACGTTATCATAAAGTCTAAGTAGCTGCTCTTCAGGTAATGCAGTATATATCTTTTTGTTGGTAAATGTAATTGTCTGCTCTGTATTATCAAGCCAACCTTCATTTACTTTATTAAATCGTTCTATAACATTAACACTTTGACTTGTGCTAAACTTAAATACTACATCTAAATCTTTTACATTTCTTCCTCCTGTGTCAAAAGTAACGTTGACGCTATTAAATATATTTCGCATACCTTCATTGTAAAAGTTTGCGTAATCAATTCTAAAAGGCCCAGGTGTAAATGCATAATCTGTAAATGGAGATAATGCTGAATATTCTCCATCTTCATACTGCCATCTATAAGCGAAGCTCAACAAAAGCTCCTCCATATAGTTTTCTCCACCACCTACTGCAAACTGATCTAATCTAGGGGCATTTAATGGAGGTGCCAAAATAACACCTACATCTTGCTCAGTTAGCTGATCAACCGTGGTATTAGAGTCAGGCTGTAAATATGTTCTTGTTACATTTATCTTTCTTGGTGGATTTAAGTTGTCTGTAAAAAATAACAAATTACCAATCAAGTCTATACCATTCATCAAGTAATCTTCATCAAAGTTTAAGGTTGACGTTGATATTACATGGTATTGTAAAGCAAAAGTTCTTACGTTATATGAAACAATTAAATCTACTTTGTTTGTAGATGAGTTGAGATTATTTTTATCGTGGATAAACCAATATATAGTTTCGTTTGCTCCGTCCTCATAAGCGCCTATACACTTAGCCTCTGGACTTAATGCTGCGTTTTGAAAGGTAAGTTGAACCAAAAGCTCATTACCTTTAGAGTTTTCTACAGCACCTATTTCAGTACCTTCAGTTGATCCTAAACGAACATTTAAAGCATCAATGTATTCGCCTTGCGGAACAAGACGCTCATCAACGCTTTTATTCATGCGTCCTTTTATAAAATTCTTTTGAATCTTAGGCATATTACTTTATCCATTTGTTTTGGCCCCTTAGATTCATTAATAATCGTCCAGGGTGTATATTACTCAATCTTAATTTTGCGTTCCTTAGAAGCGCTGACTTTTCTTTTCTAACTCTATTTACTATATATTCCTGAACACCAAACTTGCTGTTTAAAATAACATACTTAATATAGGCGTATATAAACTCTTCAAACAATTTATTTACACTAATTTTTGAAGCATCACCTTTTTCCATTCCATCAGAAACATATTCAAGAACACATAGTTGATTTGCCATATCGGAACTAAAATTTATAACTCCTGCTGCTTTATTAATTTTAAATGTAGGTAGGTTGTTTGCTGTTTCTGTATTCAAACCATATCTTCCTCCAATTGGATACTCAAAATACCATAGACCATTGTAAAAATACCCTTCTTGTCCATTGTAAGGACTTAACTCGTTTAGATATATACTTTTGTTTTGACCTAATATTCTTTGCATATCAATTGTAGATGTGGATGGAGTAAGTATCTCTCCGTTTTGATCAAACAATATTCTACCTTTATTGTCTTGCAAATAAGCACTAGCCCAATTCGTCTGAATGTTTTCAGTCAATGGATGTAGGCATCCGTCTTTTAACATAGATACTCTAACCCAATTAACATAATCTGCAGGAAGAATGTACCTGAGGTTTTCCGCTACGTCAAGCTCAAGTATTTTTATTTCTTTTAAAGAGTCATAATTTAACTCTTGTATAGCTCTCTTTGCATGAAACAATATATTGTATCTTTCAACATTGTTTATCAATTTATCATTACCTACATACATAAGTATAAAATTAGTTACAATATCATCTAAAGACATATATTGATATGAACCCCAATTCTCATTCTCAGGTAGGTTTCCGTTGTTGTCGTAATATTGATAGTCTGTTAAAAATGCCATAATTATTGCCCTTCTTGTTTATTAGCTTCAGTTTCTTCTGCCTTTCCAAATTGTGCAACTGCAGTATCTCTTATGGATACACCTGCATACTGAAGGATTTTATTTATCAAATTCGTTTCATCAGATTTTGGCAACTCAAAATCTTGGTAATCAGCAGCTGTTTCGTCAAACGAAGGCTCTCCTCCAGGTAACTGAACATACGTCCAATTAGGATTTTTCGGGTATCGTATATATTGAGTGATTACTGATCCCTCTTCATTTATGCTTTCAGGGTATACTGTAACTGTATTTCCATACATAACATCAGTTGCACCGCCTAACACATAAGCAGGATATAATTCACTTGGTTGAGTTAAATGAGAAGCGTTTAAATAAAATATCTTGTTTTGTG